AATTGCACAGGCCAAAGCAGAAGTGCTTAACCTGAAAAAGCAAAAACAACAGCTCAACGACGAAGTGCTTGAGTTGAACATCAAGACAGAGATTCCTCTTTCAGAAGATGTAGTAGCTATATTGCAGGCCGAAGCATTAATTTAAAACTATCGCGGGATAGAGTAACGGTAATTCACGAGTCTCATAAGCTCGAGATCTTGGTTCGATTCCAGGTCCCGCAACCAACCATAAGGTACGTATGAAAAATAAATCACTGAGTCGTGGTCCCGAAATTGACACAGAAAAATGTGTGGAAAATATAGGTGGTAATAGATTTGACTTGGTGCTGATTGCATCAGCTCGTGCCAGAGAACTCAGTCGCAGACACAAGGCAGCTGAACTACAGACGCAGATGAACGCACCTGTGAGCGCACTGCTAGATGTGCAGTCTGGCGCTGTGGGTCGAGAATATCTTAGAAAAGTATAATTTCTCGCTGTGGTTCAATGGATAGAACAAGTTCCTCCTAAGAATTAGATCCAGGTTCGATTCCTGGCAGTGAGGCCAATGAGTAAATAAATCTATGCGGGGTTCGTATAGTGGTAATACCTTAGCCTTCCAAGCTAATGCTGAGAGTTCGATTCTCTTACCCCGCTCCAAATAATATGATACCAGTCATTGATCACAACTCTCAAGCTCGTAAATACGATTTTTCATCCCTAATCACCAAGCAGGATGATCTTGAAGCCTGTGATGTTATTAAAAATATCATAGCTGACGGTAACTACTTTACTAACTCACCAAAGTTTCAGACCAAAGAAAACATCTTTGCTAGACCCGAATCGATATGGTTAAAATATCGTGTGAGTTTCATGATGAGCGTGTTTATGTATCTAGGTCGTGAGGCCAAGATATCTAACATGATGGCCTGGAGTTTTATGACCAATCTCCAGGGTGCCGAAAATCGTGACAATCTCTGGCATCATCATTGGCATCCTACTAGCCCTAACGCTCAAATACTCAGTGGCATTTGGTATCTACACATACCCGAGGATGTTAAAGATCGAGACTACTGCGGAACAGAGATGGCACCACAGGATCCTCAATCCGATGATAGATATTTTGTGCGACCCACAGACGGCAATTGGTTGATCTATCCTGGCAACATGTGGCATAGGCCCGGTATCGTGCAAAGCGATCAATACAGATTTGTCTTGGCCGCTGACATTCAAATAGACTGAACTGGCCATAGTATAATGGATAATACAGCGAGCTTCTACCTCGCGAATGTGGGTTCGATTCCTGCTGGCCGGACCATATTGCTCTCATAGTATAAAAGCATTACACTACATTGGTAATGTAGAAACGGTGGAGCATTACCACCTGAGAGCACCACTTGACAAAAATTGATAAATGTAGTATAATACTAGTATACAAATTATCAAAGGCCTGTATGCAGATCATCATGGAAGGCAGGGCTAGCCCTACCAAATCAATCATAGAAACTTCCGCGAACTTCTTTGCCAAAGAACTAGGGTTGAGCCGTAGCCGTTTTACTCTGTTGATTATGACTGAAAGAGGACTGTCTCGTAAAGAGGGCATGCGAGGTGCGGTGCATAAAATAGGTCCAAAATTTCTAACCATGATCATAGACTCTGGACTAGAGTTTGAAAGACTGATCATTACCTTGGCGCACGAAATGGTGCATGTCAAACAGTATGCTCGTGGGCAGATCAAACCTAGTCGCAGTTGTAAGACACACTATTGGATGGGTCAGCACATACGCAAAAGTTACTATGACCAACCTTGGGAAATTGAAGCCTATACCAAAGAACGTGTGTTAGCCAATAAAATTTTTGCTATAACAGGAGCATGATATGAATCCATGGATACAAAACGTAGCACTCAGCGACATCCGTAAAGGATTCCACATCGATGCAGGCATAAACTCTATGCTGATTCAAATTGTAGATCCCCCTGGAGATTTTCCTACTCCCAAGCATCAATTCAAAGAAGTTCATCAATTTCAATTCCTTGATATCGAAGAAAAAGACTTTGCATTGGACGAGGCTATGCGTTGCAGTCAAGAACAGGCCAACGAGCTGGTTCGACTGCTACAACACGCACTGGAGAATCACATGAATGTAGTTGTTCATTGTCATGCTGGCGTTTGCCGCAGCGGGGCGGTTTGCGAAATCGGTGTTATGCTAGGCTTCCGTGATACCGAAGTGTTCCGCAGTCCCAACCTATTGGTCAAGCATCGCATGATGCGAGCTTTGGGTTGGTTATACGATGAACAGGAACCTCATTCAATCAATGGGATTCCTCTGCAACAGGACTGGATCAACGACAACGAAAAGGTCTTTATGTTAGCCGACGAACGTAGAGCTCGTAGAAAAAGAGAAGGTGGCATATGAATGTATCGAGTATTCAACGATATCAAATACAACAGTATAATCTAGAACAAAGAAATCTGCAAGAAAAGCGAGAAGAAGATTATCGTAAGCTAACAGAACGAAAAAACTTCGAACAGATGGTTGCAGAGCGGGTGGCAAGGAATCTACGATTAGATTTAGATAAAGGTAAAAACATTGATCTAGAATGTTAATAAAGAAAGGAGCACAAGATGCCTAGCGTATTTTTAGTATCAGATACACACTTCGGACACGCAGGTGTCTGCCGTTTTACCCGCGACGATGGCACTAAATTACGCCCTTGGGACTCTGCTGAAGAAATGGACGAAGCCATGGTCAAGGCGTGGAACGAACGTGTAAAACCCGCTGACAAGGTGTACCATTTGGGCGATGTTGTTATCAACCGCAAAGCATTGAGTATTTTGCATCGGTTAAATGGTGACAAGGTGTTGATCCGTGGAAACCACGATATTTTCAAGGACACGGACTATCGTGAACACTTTCGTGAATTACGTGCATACCATGTGATGAACGGTATGATCTTGAGCCATATTCCTGTACACGAAGCCAGCTTGGGTCGGTTTGGTGTTAACATACACGGACACTTACATTCAAATCGTGTGCGTAAAGCCCGTGGAGTAGATGTTAGAACAGGTGCTGTTTTGTACGGTAATGAAATAGATGTTCGTTATCATTGTGTGTGCGTGGAACAGACACCGGATTTTGCACCTATTTTGTTTGAAGATGTTATTCGTAACATCGAAGCAGAAGGTGGCGAAGTGGGTTTTCGAAACGGCAACGGTCCTACGGTGGATTAGGACATAGTCCTATTTTAGCGCCAGCCCTAAGGCGCTTACAAAAAGGGCAAAATAGCACCTTCGGGTGCTATTTTTTTGACTGTGTGTTCTCGACTCTGTGACATAAATATACTAGTAGGAACAATTCCAGGAGTTGAGATATGCCATTACAGATTCGAAGAGGAACTGAATTACAAAGAACCTCTATGACACAGCCATTAGCAGTAGGCGAGCTGCTTTTTGTTACGTCCCCAACCAATAGAATTTACGTAGGCGATGGCACTACATTGGGAGGCATTGCTGTAACCGGGTATACTGATGAAAATGCGCAAGATGCAGTTGCACCTATGTTTACCGGAGGATCGCATTCCGGTATTAACTTTGTATATAATGATGCCAGTAACATAATCAATGCTACCGTTGATCTATCCAATTATAACGGAACGATTAGTGCCAGTTCATTCAAAGGAACACTAGTTGCAGACGATTCAACCGCACTAGTTGATGCTGTAGATGGCAGAATATTCTTGGATGGTACAGTCAAGGGAAATATTGTTCCAGATGCAGATGTGGCCTACGATCTAGGCAGTGCCACATATCGATTTAGAGACCTATATCTTAGCGGATCAAGTATAAAATTAGGTGCTGCCACAATCACAGCCACTGGTACTGCAGTAAATCTACCAGCAGGATCTACGATTGGCGGATCAGAGATAGGAATACCCGGCGGTGATTTGAATGTTAATATCGTGGCTGACGACAGCACAGTTATTGTAAATACCACCACAGAAATTGTAACTGCACAGGGCGGATTCATAGGTAACGTTACAGGCAACGTCAACGGTATCGTTACTGGTACAGCTGGATCATCATTAGTAGGTAACGTCACAGGTAATGTCACAGGTAATGTCACAGGCAACGTCAACGGTGTTGTAACCGGCACTGCTGGTTCTACTTTGGTAGGTAATGTTACCGGTGATTTAACTGGTAATGTATTCGGTGATTTAATTGGTGACCTAAGAGGTTCAGTGTTTGCAGATGACAGTTCAGCCATTGTTAATGCCGAAAATCGAATAGTAACTGCTGCTGGTGGGTTTATTGGTAACGTCACAGGCAACGTCAACGGTGTTGTAACCGGCACTGCTGGTTCTACTTTGGTAGGTAATGTTACCGGCTTTTTAACTGGTAATGTATTCGGTGATGTAATTGGTGACCTAAGAGGTTCCGTGTTTGCAGATGACAGTTCAGCCATTGTTAATGCCGAAAATCGAATAGTAACTGCTGCTGGTGGGTTTATTGGCAACGTTACAGGCAACTTAACTGGCAACAGAGTTCAACTTACTCATACGTCACTCTTTCCATCGGGTATTCTAATTGAATCAGATGAAGCCACCGCAGGTGATATATTTACTATTCGCACTCATCACAATGCTACTGACCCAAGTGTTTCTGTGTTTTCTCGCAGTAGAGGAACAACATCAGCGCCAACTTCATTAGCAGTTTCGGACGGTATTTTTGCTCTTGCATTTAGTGGAACTACATCAGATGGCACTGCTGGAATTGCTGCTGCCTTCAGCGCAGAAGTAGCAGCTGCACCAACTGCTGGTGTATTGCCGGGATCTATGATTTTTAGTACTACTACCACTGCTGGCGCTTTTACAACGAAATTAAAAATAGGGCCGGACGGGTTACAGACTGTGGTGGCACCGGCATTGGTTGCTGGCGGAGCTTCAGGACAAGTTAATACTGGTTCTATTGCATCGTGGATGAAGGTAAACTTCAACGGTGTTGATTATGCTGTTCCGATGTACACAATTAGACCTTAATATTACTTAACATCCTTCTTAGCATTGTTAATCATTTCTTTGTAGGAAGGATTGGGATGATCCTCAAGATGCCCGTGATAGATATCTATGATTTGTTTGGGTGCCGTACCATCAAACAAACTAGGAACTACACCATGTATTATACTTGTTATTCCTGCATAGATCAAACGAATACCGGCCACTATTGCCCATCGTAGATGCTCAAAGTATGTAACCTTACTGGTGTTCAAATGATCATCAAACATTGTATGTCCTAAAGTATTCACGAAGTAGTTCGTTGTCTAGTTTGATACCGTAATAGAAATTTGACTTGGTTAACTGTGCCGCCTTAGTGATTTTGATGCGCTCAAACTTGCTTTCAATTTCAATGCTGATTCTATGTATGTGTTCCATGCTCATCTCTTCCCAACAGGCAAGATACAAGCAATGATTCAATGTATCAATTACAATATAAATGTTGGTGTATTGTTTATTTAGATCGTTAACTGTGCTGAGATTAATACTTTCTCCGTTAATCCTAAACATATCTGAACGTCCTTTGTGTACAAAGTATTCACCGTCCCTATCAAAGTAATCATTGGTTTCAACTTTTTTGTTATACACCGGCACAGTTACAGTAATTTTGCCTTCGACTGATAAATCAATTTTATAAAAATCATTAGGAATTAAATAGTATCTAGAATCAATATTCCAATTATCTCTAGATGCTGTATTAATAAACAACGGACCAAGGGTCTCATTGGAACCAAAAATACTAGTTATGCTATTAAAGATTCCATCTCGTACTGCGTGTTTGGCATTTTCTAATATGTAAGATAATGTGATTAAATCTAAGTTAGGCCATGTAACGTGTTTTGCTCTGCTTTCTTCGATAAATTTATCAATTAAGAACGGGTATGGAAATGACAAATATCCCAATTCATTCTTGTAAGGAGTTAGTGCATCCACTAGTCCGCTAATTTGCCATGCGCCAGCACCGTCATAAAACAAATGCCTATTAACTTGTTCACTAGCAAGTAATGGTAACAATGTAACCGATGCACTTGCACCGTGATTGAGATTGTTAACGTGTAATGCTGTGCCTTTATACAGTTTAGAATTTCTTAAAGAGATTGCTGAAATAAATTCATGTGTATGTTCGATAACTTTAGGAACATCTGTTGTTCCGCTACTAGTTACCCTAAATAATATGTCTGTTGGGCTGGGTTGAATATCTTTAATTGAATCAACCAACGTTTGTTCAATCACAAAATTAAAAGCATCAACTGTACTGTATGCCCTATTAGAATGTGCAGTAAAGAATACGTATTTGGAATATCCTTGATCAGTTTCTAATAGTTCTATAGGGAAATCGTGTAAAAATATATCAATAGGTGACAGCAATTTAGTTTTGGGATCGTTGTATTCTACATCTCTAAACTCATCAGTTCTGTTATAATCTACTACAACAATTTTAAGACTTAGTTCAGCTGCTGCAATAATAATAGCAAAATAATCAATACCAAGTTTTTGCATACCAATAAGAATAGACTCTTGTGGTTGTGCGCTGTAATTAAATCTTAAAACATACTTCCAATAATTAATACGCTCAACTAATTGTAATTTGTTGTATGTTTGATTGTTAGCGCATAAATCAGTAAAAATAAAATTATCGCTTATGAAATCTCTATTAATAATATTAGTCATACATCTTCTCATAACTTCTAACAATTAATTCTGCAAATTCATCTAATTTTTTACCATAGCCGTAACTATGCCCTATAACGTGAACCCGAGGTATATTGCTAAAATTAATAACGCTATGGTAGTTTCGTATGTTAACTATGAAAGCTGTGCCTTCTTTAAATGGAACAACCCCATATCCTTCCAATACCATATAACAATCGTCAGGATGGATGACTGCTACATTGATAGGTACACCAAAATCTAACATATCCATACCTGTCTCTCCAGGCAATTTGCCCGGCATATCGCTATGTGGAGTTATTGCAGAGCCAGGAGTGAGTTCCATAAAACGTATGCGTCGATAATTATCAGTCGGAAACACATTTTGCCAAAAGTGTTTAACAGTAGGCACCTTGCAAGCTAGTTCTGTCCAATGGTAAGGCACATCATCTTCATTGGTATACCCATAGTTTGTCCAAGCACCTGTCTTAGCTGTATCAATACCATGTATGCAACAACTATTCCAACCAGTGTTATTATCTTCACGATGTGCTACCAAGTAAGACTCTGCTTGCTGTGCTTCTGATTGCCAATCTTTTAGATCAATGGTTAGGTCTAACTTGATCCAGCCAAAGTTGGCATCGTTCAAAATCCATTGTGCTTTTTCAATAGTAGATATCAAATGGGTAGGAATTGGTTCTATGGTCCATACGCAGTCTTTATTGTTGTTATAGAATTCTAAGGCCGATATCATAATACTACTTATCTGTTGATAAATGCTATAAGTAATGATATGAAACTATTATTAGACCCTTCTACATATATCGATAACGACAAACTTCCTACATTAGTCGATTTAGTTGAAGAATTTTCAAAGCAAGATCTGTCTCATTTATGGTTCGATGTAGGCGAAGTCCATGTTGGCCGATCTATTAATTGGAAATCTATTGCGTATGATTTGCGTGATAAACACTTCGCTAGCAAAGAGCTAGAAGAAAAGCTGGCGCCGATTGTTGAATATGCAGAGACCATAGTTGGTTTGAAACGTGTGACCATTAACTTTTTGGAAGGGTATTCGTTCATGCCTATACATGTCGACGGTGATGAAGACATACCAGAATACGATACTAGAAACGGATCGTATAATGTTGTTGTTCCTGTAACTGATCATGGACAATCTATAGTTGATTATGTTGTAGTTAAAAATAAGAAAGGGTATCCTCTTATTTTTCATGGACAAGTTCCACACGGCGCTATGAACGACACGTTACAAACAAGAATAACACTGTTCTTAATAGTTGATAAAACAAGATTTATATATGACAGCGCCTAACGATAAACGACAACTGCTGTATGGTGAATCAACTGCTATACTCGATGCTGATGTATTAAGCAGCATTAATCTAACCAGTATTAATTTAACTACTGATTGCGCAGCAGAGTTTTGCTCTAGCTACAAAAAATGGATATTGTCTAGCAAGTTGAATAACATCAAGGGCCTTGATCAATATCCATTTATGTGTTATAGCAATGGTACCACAGAAGCATTTGATAAATTTTATATCAAGAATCACACACGCAGGTTCCGTTGTTTTAGGGGCGAGTATGTCTACCATAGACTAACTTGGCGTAACAGTTGGCCTAACTGGACCTGGCTTGATGACGAATGTTTAGATACAAATGACGCTGTAGTTATTAGCTTACCATTTAGTGATACAGGCAACGCTCACAGTTTACATGAAGCATTGTTAGACAAGTGTGATGAGTTAGGTATACCGGTGTTGGTAGATTGTGCATATTTTGGTATATGCGAAGGGTTAAATTTTAATTTTGATCATACATGTATAACAGATATTACATTTAGTTTATCTAAAGTATTTCCAGTAGCACACGCAAGAATAGGTATTCGGTTTACTCGCATTGATGATGATGACCCGTTGTTTGTTGTAAACAAGATTGGTTATACAAATAGGCTAGGCTCACAGATAGGATTACAACTTATTAACAACTTTTCTCCTGACTATATCTATATCAAGTATAGAGATAGACAACTAGAAATTTGCAAAGAGTTAAATGTTACACCAAGCAGAACAGTGCTGTTTGGGATAGGTGGAGAGCAGTGGGTAGAGTATAACAGAGGAACTACTACTAATAGATTAAGTTTCAACAAGGTATATGAAGGGTAAAATAATTAATTTTGAGATACTACATGTCAGCGAGGAAGAGCGCCGTAGTAGTATTATCAATCAACTAGAGTCTGCTAAAGAACAAGGGTACGATATTGTATACGGCCTGTTGCTGATGGACGGATTCTTATACCGTAATCCTGAAACATTTCCTGTAGAGATACCAGTAAAATTAATAGCAGGAATGTGCGAGCATCCCGACCATTTGTATCTCAATTACTATCATCGCATTGTTTATAATAGTTTTAAAAATACTCAATTGCCTAAATGGAATAGTGATAGTAAATCATTCTTGTTCTTAGGTGGTGTTCCTAGTAGACTAAATCGTATTAACTTACTGAGCAAGTTCTACGATAGTAACATGTTAGATAATGCTGTGTGGTCGTTCTTCCCGCCATGGACTGATGCAGATAAGATTTGGTGCCGTACAGCAATGCTACACTATACCGACGAACAATACTTAAAATTTTTATCTAGGTGCGAACGGCGTGTAGATGAGAGGTACGAAGAATCGAAGAACTATTCTCGAATCTCTCGAAAAGAGTGGGACGAACAAGACACATACAATCAACCATGGGTCAACGACTTGGCATGGGTAAATCCACAAATATTTGCTGATACAGTATTAAGTATTGTAAGTGAAGGCAATGCATACGATCCTGCCACTAACTATAGCTTCTTAACTGAAAAAACCTGGCGTGCCGTTGCTATGAGGCATCCTTTTATATTTTCCGGTTACCCTGAACAATTTGATTATGCCAAGAGTTTAGGGTTATGCACATTTGAACAATACATGCTAATTAAAGATTATGCTTATATTACAGATGAAGACAAGCGGTTAGACGCTGTGGTTGTAAATACTAAGTATTTTATAGACAACTACAATCAATACAACAACGAAATAGGTAAAGATATAGAACATAACTACAGTTTGTTTATGGAACTTTTTAAAAAAGATAACAAGCTCCTTAACTCGTTGGCAATTACAGAATATGACAAAGAACAATGGTTTAACCAAACTGGATTTTCTCACTTGTTAAAAATACAAAAATGAAGTACAACTACATATACGATATACAAAACTACACTAGCTTTGATAAGTTACAAGAGCTAACGGATATATGTCGATCAGAATTAAAACTTATTGACTGGAAACAGTTTGTTATAGATATACAATTAACAGAAAAAGAAATCGATGTTCTTGGACCGTCGTGGCGTTATGGCACTGGTAATGCATCTCAGTTAGTTGAATGCGTAGAAAGTAACACCGTTGGCACCGTAGCACCTCCTACAAGTGAGCTAGGTACATATATGTGGTTTGTATTGTTTCCGGCAGGCGGTGACTATGTCAATTATAGAATCAATTCGTTAGTTCGTACCCTATTCCCAAAGACACTAACTGCTATCAACAATTTATCAGGATTACATCATGCTAATATGAATGTGATATCTCCTAAATTTAGAGTACCAAAGCATATTGATGAACCTTCGGGAAATGTGCTAACTGTAATTGTAACATTTAAAATATCAAAGACTACTCCTGAGCTTGCAATTTTAAATATTGCTGGCACAGATCATAGTATGAAAGATCGTGAGTATTTTGTATTTGATTCCAAATTAGAACATTACGGAGATAATTCATCTGATGATGACTGGATTGCATTAGCATTACAAATTACCAACACGGAATTTAAATGACACATTTAATACCTTTAGAAAGTTATAAAGACTTTGATAAAATTTTAGAGTTAGCACAAATCTGTAATAATGAAATGTCTCATATAAATTGGGACGACATTAAGGCCGATTTGTTATCTCAACCAAAAGATGTTGTACCAAGTAACACTGTTCGCTGGATGGAACACATTGCCAATGTTGATGTTGGTGAAGTTGGCTATCGAGACAATAATCGGGAACTTGAATTATGTGTCCCTGAAATGCCAGAAGAAGTCGGTAGTTGGTTTTATATAAGTTTAAAGGACGGATACCAAATACGTACCGACCATAAGCAATATATTAATGCCGCATTTAAAAATACAATGGAATACATTAGTACATTATCTAAGGCAGTGCATGTTAGTATCAACATTTTTAGTCCGCATATGGTCTCGCCAGATCATACTGACGGGTTTCCAGATTATAATTCGATATTGCTAACATTTAAAACATCAAAAAACAATCCAGAGAATGTTATGGCATCAATCGACGGTGAAGAATTTATTTTCAAAGATCGAGAATTTTTTGTTTTTGATCCAGAAATCCCGCACTCGGGCGTGAATAAATCCGACGATGATTGGTGCTTTTTAATCATAAGAATAGATAAATCAGAATTTAGTCAATAACATTATGTTTAAATTTTTATTCCCTACAATAATATTAGAAGAACAGTTAGCTGGTTCGGTACTTATTAATATTCAAAATGAGCTTGATGAGCTATTACCCAATTTACAGTTTTCATTATACTCTGTTGACGATACCGGCGGCTTAATGATGAGTGACGAGGGTGTTCAGACAACTAATAATATTATTGAACGTTATAATTTAACAAAATTAGAAGCCGAAATAATACGCTGTGCAAATAAGTATTTGAAAGAAACAAATACAATTGCGGAAGTAGATTTTAAAATAACAACGTCGATGATGACGCTGTTACCTCCGCAATCTGTATCAACAAGCCATATGCATCTGTCAAGTTGTTTAGTAGTAGTGTATTATTATAAAACTCCAGACCACGGAGGAAACTTGAGATTGTTTAATCCTAGTTCAACGTTGGAGTTTTATAAAGATGAATACGTAGACATTGTTCCAACTGAGGGAAAATTAATTGTATTTCCAGGATGGCTTTATCACAAAGTTCTTAAAAATAATAGCAATCTTGTTCGTCGTAGTATTGCTATTACAATACAAATTTACAAAGATTTAATTAATAAATGAAAATATCATCACATAACCATTGGGATCCACTAGAAGAGATTATTGTAGGCAGGGCAGACAATGCCCGTGTTCCTACAGTAGATGCCAGCACCATGAGCATGTGCTATACTAATCACAACATAGAAACAATCAAGCCATTAGCAGGTCAGTATCCACAAAGCCTCATCGACGAAGCTAATGAAGACATGGAAGCACTAGTTAGCGCATTGGAGCAATGTCACGTTAAAGTACATCGTCCTGAAATACAGGATAACGCTAAAGAGTTTAGTACACCTGAATGGTCTACTACTGGTTGGTACACTTGGTGTCCTCGTGATTTGCTATTGCCATTAGACAATCTAATGATTGAAACACCGAGTCCATGTCGTGCTAGGTATTTTGAAACCCGTGCGTATCACGACATTATGATAGATGCTGTTAAGGACGGTGTTGAGTGGATTGCCGCGCCCAAACCTATCCTAACAGATGCTAGCTATAACTTTACAGATTTGAGTCAGCCAAGTTTAACTAACCTTGAGCCGGTGTTTGATGCTCCTAACTGTATACGCCTAGGTAAGGACATACTGTTTCAAATTAGCAACACTGGCAATCACTTAGGATTACAGTGGCTACGAAACACGCTAGAGCGTCGTGGATATCGTGTACATGCCGCAGAACACATTTACAGTTTCGCACACATGGACAGTACTATCATTCCATTGCGTCCAGGACTGGTATTGCTTAATAGTACTCGCGTTAATCCCAACAACTGTCCTAAGTTATTTGAATCGTGGGACAAGATTTACTTCCAAGATGTTGCTCCTATTGTTCCACCTACAAGTGGGCCGGGCAGTATTAGTCCGTGTAGTCCATACATTGGTATGAACATACTCAGTGTTGATCCTAATACAGTATGTGTGGGCAACACACAACTATCATTGATACGTGAATTGGAAAAACGCAAGTTTACAGTTATTCCGTTACCCATGCGACATGCTGCTACCCTAAGCGGTGGATTCCATTGCGCTACACTAGACTTGCGCCGAACTGGCTCACTAGAGAATTATTTCTGATGAAAGGCAAAGCCAACAACATATTTCCGTTTTGGAAAAATGATTTATCTACATTTAAATTTTTAGATAAAACTCCTATTGCACCCCACGCTGTACCCCATGCCAACTACCAAGGAACAATACTCAAACAATCATTCAACGAAAATGTACCCGATTACATACAGTATTACAATACATTAGGAGTAGAACACGGAAGTGTGTGTTGGCTATGTCTCGAGCCAACAGAAATGATTCCTATTCATCGAGATTCTTTTTATATGCTTAAAACTAAGATGAATGTTAAAGTAGAAGATTGTGTACGATATCTTATAATGTTAGAAGATTGGGCGCCGGGCCACATAGTACAATTAGACGATCTAGTATTAGCAGACTGGAAGGCCGGAGATGTGTGGTACTTTGATAGCACAGTTCTACACTGGACGGCAAACTGCGGAGCAACTAATTTTTATAGTTGTCAAGTAAGTACATTAAAATGAACATTTTAGAATTTACCCCTGGCTGGAAAACTGACATTGCATTTTGCTTTGTGGATAACACTCGATCATATCAATCTGGTATTCGTGAGTTTATGAAAAATCAAGCAGACGGCACCTTGTCAAATGTATACGCAAAAAAGTGGACAATCTATCAGTGGATTGACGAAGATGCACTGCTGCGACATGCGTGTAATAACGGGCATAAGTGGGCTGTTGTGTCTAGTACTGGCACAGAGTTTATCAATGGCTCTGAATTTTTTGATGCTGTTCAATCAATGGTTAAAAAAGATTTCTTCATTGCTGGCCATGTTCTGGATAGGTCAGAAGCATACTATGAGCTACATCATCAATGTTATATTATCAACTTGGAAAAATACAAAGAGTTAGGTCAGCCAGTAGTAGGCGAGCAAGAATTAGGTAGCAAGCATATACAGTATATTCCCGAGCGTAGTAATGATAATATACATGACGACTATACTCCGTTAACGGTAACTCACGGAAATTATACTAGAGAAGAATATCAACATAAATGCCACGGATGGCATATTCTAAGCATAGCATTTGATAATAAAGAAACTGTATTAATTTTTGATGAAACTATTCGTAATAATAAAAAACATTTCTATCCAGAAAGTCCTAAAGATTTTTATAAAAATTTAAGTTGGGCTTATTACAGATTAAATTATTGTCACACTACGTTTGTGCATACTAGTAATACAGAAACAATAGACTTGCCAGTTAGACAGTATAAACAAATTGTAACTCCTGCAAGTGGGGTATGGTTTACAGATTATCTTGCGCCTGGCGGCAACGTTATCATGTACGATTACAATACGGCATCATTGAATTATTGGCAAATGCAGCATCCTGAATATAAATTTGTGCAGTGTGATTTATTAGGTGAAAATAACTTGTTGGATTGTATAGATACTAGTATACCGGATACTTTCATTAATTTATCAAATATTTTTAACTACGAAGGTACTGTATTTTTTCACAGTCTAGCCTATAGAAAGTATAAAGAAACAGAACTTGTAAATAGAATTAAATCAGTGTTACCATCTGTAACTATAAATTTTAGTATGCAGTCGGAGTTGTTTGATATTGTTCCCACATGGCATCTTTAATTACTAAACGGCCATTGTCATGATTGTCAATCGCTTCGATAATCATGTCAGCTACTAATTTATTATTTAAAGCACTACCTAAATGATTTGCAGCCATATTGTCATTTAATGTGTTTCTACCAATTGCACTAAAACATTTTAAACTGGGGCGGATTTCTGTACCTGTTTGCCAGCGGTATATATAATTTATATTAGAAGGATAGTAAGGATTTTCTTGATCCCACGTATTCGCAACTCCAAAACTCCATAGGTGAATAATTTTAGTTTTATTCTGTATTTTTGAAAGCACTTCTCTATCAAAGTGATAAAATGCTGCAATCGATTCACGTTGACCTTTTTCATAATCGTATAAATGGGTAAAGTATTCGCGGCCGGCACGATACTCTTTGTAATTTAACAAATGTTTGTAATGTATATCCTTCCATTCACGTTTGTTTAACAACCATGATCCTAAATTTCTTACGTTAGGGTGATACAAGCGACTAGAATCTGTCCAACAAAATACACAAACATCGGGCAAGTTATTTTCATGAGGCGGAAATTGTTTAATAATAGAATCCCAATAACTACTGCCACCTACTCCTAAGTTGACCACTTCGGCATTATAATGATTCTTGATAAGTTTTAAATATGTAACATATTTGTAATACCAGCTGTGTGGATTACTTAACTCGTAAACAAAGCTGTCTCCAAAAAATCCTATTTTCATATATACTCCGTAACTAACAACATGATACGTGGCGTATGACCGATATTAGCGGCACCGTGTGTATCAGTTGCAGTTTCAAACTGAAATACATCACCTGCCTTATATCCTGTGATCATTTCGTCTTTATAGATAAACACATGACCAGCTGTATAATTTTGTAACGGCATCCAGTACCTCTTACAAGGCGTGTCGTAGGCATGTGGATCTGTGTGCATTGGCATATACTGTCCTGGTAACATTTTAGTAAACCACCAGTGTATGCGGCCTGTGGTCCATGTTGGTGTGATTTGTAAGTTTAAATCTTGTTCTTCGTATACCCACCAGTTAACAGCATTTAAGTCATAGCCCGCCATTCTGTATCTACTATATTCAGCAGATTCAACAGCAGTAGAAGGAGGCCAGTCTCTTGGGCGAGCTTGCCCGGTCATCGTCAGTATTTTGTGTTCCCATAAAGGATCAATCCAATGAGTATAGTTACCTAAGTATTTCATTAGTAACTATCCAAATGATTAATACCTAATTTAGCACGAAACTCGTCTGTGAATTTACAATCCACACGTAACGCATAGTCTTGTTCGCCTATGCTGTCGCCACCGTGCCAATCTTCATCATTCCAAAAGCCAGCGTTGCTGTTAATGTAGTGCTTGTTTTCAGTGTCTGGATCCCAAACATAAAATCCACGTTTGGTTCTAAATCGTATGTGTATAAATTCGTTACGGTGTTCAGTGTATGAATTCTTTTCTAACACTCCATTGTTGGCATCTAAATCTCTATGCTCGAATCCCAGTCCGTTGTGATCACAGTGGAAGAATATAACACGGCCAATTTGGCTGATAATATTTTGTTCTACTAGATTGTTGACCCATGCAACTACACCTGGAAAGAACTTGCTTTCTTCTGTGGTCTCACGCTTTGCTCCACGATTGTTCCAATCGCCTTGATCCCAGAGGAAATAGTAAATGTAAGGGTCGCTGGCACCCATGGCCATTTTTAAATAGCGAGTAAACGTATTGCGATTTTTAAAATTGCTCAGATCTGTAAAATACATAGGGTCGCCAACAACACGTATAGGATCGTTTTCTGGTAATGCCAAGTATTCTTCTACAGCCTTGTATATGGGTTTCCAGTTAACTATGTAACTAGCATCTTTCCAATCAAATCCAGGTTTCATCCAAGTGCCTTCTTTGGCATAATCTCTTGCCAAAGCAAAGCCCTTACATATTTCTGGGTGCAAGTTTTTGAACCCGTTGATGTCTAAAAATGGGTCTAAATTTATATAGGGGTGTCCACCAATACCGCGTATCATGCTACTACTTAGCTGATAAGTAGTTACATAAAAGAGAAATTGAAAAATGTATAAACATCTTAAATACGGATTGCCAATGATAAATGACGTTGTTCGCAATCGTTTTTATAAAAAGATTTTAAAAGATACAAAAAATAAAAACTGTTTAGAAATAGGATTTGGTTCTGGCATATTATCTATCCTTGCTCTCGAGGCAGGCGCCAATCATATTGTTGCTTACGAAGAAGATTTAGAAACTTATCAACTAGGACTTGAGATCATTCAAAACTTAGGCTTGCAGAATAAAATCGAACTTATAGGCGAACAGTTTAAACCAGACAATATACATAGGCACAAAAATATAGATTATATCTTTACCGAAACAATTAATCACACTCTTTTTGGTGAATCTACTCTTAAGGCTGTAAACGGGTCTCTTCCGGAAATTTTAGCAAACATTTATTTTTTAGAAGTTTATGCTGTTCCGATTAGTAATAATTATGCAAAAAGATTAATCAATAATGATAGCGAAGTTTGTAATCCTGGTTTAGAAATTAATCCTAAGTTTAGTGAAACAATAAACAAAATATTAAATAAATTAGAAACACAACCTGACTGTGGCCTTCATGGAATATCCATCAAAGATATACATCAAGTGCTAACTGCCTGTGAAGTATCCAACATTTCACCTATAAACGTATATAATATCGATATAAACAAACCTGTTACACAACAAGGAATCGATTGGAATATTGAGTTATCGGCAGGATTAAATTACTTGTTTATATTTAGGACTGGAATTAAGCACAAAGAACATAAACTTTATACAGATGTTTGCGATAATTGGGGACCTTTTGCACAATACGCATTAGTTATAAATGCAAACAACAGTTTTAGGATAGAACAAAATTTTACTGATGGAAATTTTATATTTTCATATAACGATCAAAAAATATATTTGATTAAAGAAGAACACAAACACAACTATAATATAGTTGAAACAGAAAAGATTAAGGTGATTAATTTTGTTCACTGATTTTGAATACTATTACAATAATGTTCCGGGCAAAGGGCCATGTCGCAACAATTTAATTTATACAAGTTTGATTAGCAAAGACAAAACAGTATTTTGCCAACATTATCATAACGATTCCGATTATCACAAAGGACAAAACCAAGTTATTGATCCTGCTCTGATGGATGAAAAATGGTTGAGAGAAGTGAACTACATTACACAAATGAGAAATGTGTTTCCAGATATGATACCACATATTACAAAGATAGATTTAGATTCTAAAAAAATCTACATGGAGATACAAGGTGTAGACTTTTGGCAACAGACATTAGACAACAGTTGTACTTACGATGATATACTTCCTGATTGGCGTGAACAAATGCTCGACATATTTAAGGCACATAAAAGTTTAGGAATTTACAAATATAGCCTACACCCTAGCAGTTATTTTGTAGTTGACAGCAAACTAAAAAGTATCAACTATTTTTTCTGCTACAAAGATATAGACCCGCCTATTAGTTTACGTAGTGTAATGAGTCACATCAGTGAAGATCGACAGGCAGACTTGTTTCCTAAAATGGCAGCTATGGGCATTGATGTAGATGCTCACACATCGTTTAAAGATATACAGTTACTGGCTTTTGAAAGTTTTAAAACTAACTTTCCTGCTGACTTTATGGAACAAGCAAAACATATCTATGAATAAATCTTACTGTGCTCTACCGTTTAGAGAAACTATGATGGTGCCTGGCGATGTATTATTATTATGTTGCGCACATAATACAAATGTTATTATAAAAAACAGCTTTGATGAAACATTTAAATCTGGAAAAATACAAGAGATAAGAGAACTAATGCTGTCCGGTAAACCAGTATCCGGCTGCGAACAATGCTATATAGCAGAATCTCAAGGAATTGAATCCTTGCGAGAACGCAGTATAAAAAAATATGGTGTTGTTACGGATATTAAATTACAGGCAGTAGAAATACAATTTGATAACGTATGTAACTTAAAATGTAGAATGTGTACTTCGGCTCAAAGTCATCTAATTTATAACGACGAAGTTGAAATATTTGGCAAAGCAATTAGTTGGAAGAAATTTATAGAAACAGATCGATATAAAGAAATAGATATTTCAGAATTAAAAGAAGTTAGGATACACGGGGGTGAACCGTTCCTTAGTCCAAGAGCAGAAGAATTTTTCTATAAAATTATACAAGAAAATCAAATTAAACAACTGAGCATATCGACACCGACTAACGGAATGATTAAACCCACCGGAGCATTTTTGACAGCAATACAGCAGTGCAAAGTTTTATCTATCATAATTAGCATCGATGCGTATGGAGATCTTAATGATTATTTTAGAAGTAAATCGAATTTTAACACAGTCATTGATAATTTAGATTTCTTTTATTCGTTAATTGATCAGAGACCAGTTGGATCTACTACCGTTGGCGTTTCTACTACAGTCAACGTATATAATGTAAATAAATTACAAGAATTAGATTTATTTTTACAATCTCGGTATCCTTACTTAAAAGTAGGTAAATCATTTTTACATAATCCAGACTACCTAAGGATTTCTTGTTTACCAAAAGATTATAAGAATAAAATTCGGCATACCGTCGTAGAGTATCCTAATGTTTTAAAAATGCTAGATAAAGAGGACACTGATTATTTTGAAGAATTTATCTTTTACCATCGCCAGTTGGATAGCATACGACAAGAATCATTAGGTAATCTTAATTTAGAATTATCAGAGTTTATTGAAAATTATAAATTTAAAAAAGAAATAGCAACAGAACATATTATTAAATTTAGTAATTTTATAGATCCCGGAGTATTTGATGACTAAACCTTATATTAAAATGTTTGATATTTACTATGGCACTAAATGCAATTTAGCCTGTAGGCATTGTGATACCAGAAGTGATGTTATTAGGAAAACTGAAACAGATCCTCATATCGATACTATTCTAGAAGGGATTACATTAGCCAAAGAAAAGTTCGATATTGACTTGTATAGTTTTATTGGTGGCGAACCTTTATACTATCTAGACAAGATTGAAATTATATTAGCACACATACGAAAAATAGATCCTACTGCAAAGATACAGGTTTCCACCAACGGTGCATTATTATCTAAAAACTTAGATGCCGTTGTGTCACTTATGACAACATACGAAACCAGCTTGTTTGTTTGTAATCACTTTGCGGCATTTGATGAAAAAATGACTGATAAAATCACTGAAAGTGTAAATCAGTTAGTTGATCGATTACACTTAGGCAAGGGCGATGCAAATATATTTTTAAGCAAATTGTTAAGATTAGACAACCCCAGGAACGATCCGTATCTCGATACATGGATTGAACAGCAGGGAGAATATTTTCTTGGCGAGCAACCGCTTGACAATTATTATCACAATGATAAGATTTTTGTACACTTTAGACCACAGACAGATTTTAAAATGCATCATTATATGCAAAACGGAAAACCCAAACCTTTTATGACTGGGAACTCAGCACTGTCCTATAAAGACGGTTGTAGTAGTCCAATGTGTAGTTTTATGATAGATAAAAAATTATACAAGTGTTCTGCACTAGGCACACTCGAACGCTTTTTAGAATATCATGGCAGCTTGGAAGATCCCGATTGGCAAAAATATCGTAACTACAAATATTTAGATTTAGAAACGTGTACTGAAGAAGAAGCAATGCAATTTCATGCCACCAAGTATTGTTCTATATCAGAATGTGATATGTGCGGAACTAGTAGTTTTAACAGAACTCGAGAAGATGTAATTCATGTACGCCGTCGTTAACTGGACCAAAGATTTAGATTTAACCGAGTTCTATGCTGAAGCAGAACAGCGCGGCTTTGTTAACAATGCTAGTCAGAAAGCAATGATAGACTGCTTTCGCAATGAGCCAAAGTGGGCGGCATGGATACTATATCAAGACCGCAAGGCTGTTGGCAGTGTAGCAGCACATAGTTTTGAACCAATGGGTCCTAATGCTTACCGTGTGCTAGCACGTACTTGCACATTTGGCACTGCTAGACTCAATGGAGGATTAATCACTCCTAGAAAGTTAATTGCTGAACATCAGAACTTAACGGATCAGTTTTTGTTGCCTACTTGCATTGCGTGGGCAAGTGGAGAGCTGTATGCTACCAGCAATGAAAGCACTGTAGCTAGTCAACGTCTCGTACATAGACATTATTTTCCTACACTAGCTAAACTTGGTATTGTGAAACGTGTATGCGAACTGAATTATCGTAACACAGATCAAACTGTCTGGCGCATATATCCAGACAAGTTCCTTGCTAACCTAGAACGCTATCCTAGATGGCTTTGATTGGAATATTCCTAAACTTCTTTTTAAAGTTCGGATCAAGGGTAAACGGTATGTTAGGTAAATGATTATCTTTCTGTTTGTCGAATGCACACAGTTTACATACTTCGATGGACTTCTTTAAATCTTCTTCTACAAACTTGCGCACACGTTCGTAGCCATCTAACGGATCACACGGGACGTATCGTTCTAAAACTTTCTGTGCTTCTTCTACATATTTTACTTGATGCTTTGCTTCAGGATAATTTGTTACAGCAGGGCAGTGATACATTATACCATGCTGAATATTATACTCACTGTGCCATACGCATGCTTTAAAACTTTCTTCCTGATCACCGCCCATTACAAAATGCACAGTACCGTTCTCAACACGATCATGATACGGTTTGTAAAAATGTATAAAGTGCTCGTATCTTAAAATGCGTTTGTTGTTAACGTAAAATGATGTTGATCGATTTTGTTTGTTTGGGATATATTCGTCTTCAACAACATGCATCTTATCAGACCACGGCTCAATCACGGCTAACACATCTTTCTTTAATTTTTGATATTCATCTTCGGACTTATAGTGACATGATACCCGCAAGTGAGCGTTACCATCACCCATGATGAGATGTGCTAGATCTTTACGTTTAATTATTTTAGAGCCGTTTGTTGGTACTTCGATATGTGCATTAGGCCATAGTCTTCTCAGGTTTAAAAACCATTCGTCTAAGTTTGGATGTAAGAACATTTCGCCGCCAGCAAATGCTATTTCGTCTGTGTCTAAATACTCTGCCCACTTTTCCCAACGATGCGCATTGTCCTTCCAGGCAAAATTGCCAGTAAAATCATAACAGGCAAGGCCGCCGCAATGGCTACATGTCATGTTACATAGGTTGTTTACTACTACAGACAAGTAAGTGTCTATTTTAATTTTATTCATATTTTACTCTAGAGTCATCTAATGTAGGAAATGCAGTTTTAAGTTGATTGAAAACAAAAGGTGTTAGTTTCCATACAAATTCCATTTGTCTAATTTTAGGATTAGCTGTCCAAAAATCAACGGCACTTAATATCTCGTCAAACTTAATAACGTAGTCGCTGGTAAATGCTGTTGGGTCATCGTTAGGTATTGGCTGTTCTATAAAACTTAAATCCAAGTGTAGTATATCAATGCCGTTAGGATCTATACTAACGAGTCTACAAGCTTCTGCTAGCTCTTGTTTATCGTGTACATAGTCTGTATGTATAAGCTCTGGATATAGTCTGCTTACACTACCCATTACAATCATCTTTTTAACTTTGTTCTTTAATGCGTGGACCAGTCGAGTTTGTTGCTTGTCACGGTAAGCATTGTTGATAAACAAGTCGGCACCTGTCGCGGCTTCTACAACTCGATCAAAGTCTGCGGCTATATCATAACCGTTACTACGACTGAGCCCAACAACTTCCCACTCAGCAGATTTAAAACTGTCGTATAGGGCTTTACCTATTCCGTATGTGTGTCCGGTAATTACAACTTTCATCTATTAGGTGCTCCAGTTGCTCTGAACGATATAACATTAACTAATGGGGTTGACAGCCAATATTCAATTGAGTCAATTACAACTTGTGAATCGTTGTAGGCAGTGCTGGATAGTTTTAATAACAGTATGTTAGGAAGATTAAGCTCTAACACACGTTCTTCTAATCTTGTTTTTTGCTGTGTATAGTCCGGCATTTCTACATCGGGAAAATCTGTAACTATACTGCCCATGACAACCATCTTGCCAACACTTGCGTACAGCTGATTAAGTATGTCCATTTGTATACCATAGGTGTTATTGATAAACAAGTCACAACCAACTGCGGCACTTATGTCTGATTCTCTATTGAAGGCTGTCACATGACATCCTTTATTAACAAAGTGGTCGTATAGTGCTTGGCCGAGGCCGCGGGTAGTTCCTGTGATACCAACTTTAAGCATAGGTAACTTTAAACTCCGGTGTTACAAGTTTCTCAAATTCTTCGAGCAGTTCGCGTTCTAGTTTAAATGACAAACTAAATGTTGTATGAGCAAAGTCTGCTAGTTTATGTTTTTGATTAGCACGATTTAAAAATGAACTAAATCGATTGTCAAACTTATATCTAAAATCTTGTTGTTCATACGCAGGCTCCATACTAATGCTAACTAAATCCACAGGCTGACGACTACGGCGCAATGGCTCGCGTACTACCAATTGTAGTCGTGGAATAGATCCATAATTAGTAGCCGCATGTATTCGACTGGCATCCATGTATGCCCAACGATTATCTCTAACACATTCGTACATGACTTTTTCGTCTAAGTCGATCAGGTATGCCTGCTCACCTGTTAAGTTTAAATGCCAGCGATTATCGATGTCAGCGTGAGCCATATAACTTTCGCCTGGCGCTAGATTGATAATACGTGCTTGTCCAATAGACATTGGCATAGTGTCTAATACTTGTTCCCAAATTGTATCTTTGTAAAATTCTTTGATCACCCACTTGTCGTAGAAAAAATCACCAGTTGGCTCATTAAGAACAATACTTTCTGTAATTGGATGCTCTTTGAGTGCTTGATCGATTAATCCTTCCGGACATACCCATATTTGTTTAGTAATCATGAAATATTTATGTGCTATTATTACTAGCTTAAATATATCATGGATCTGTATTTAAATCATAACTGGAAGCGAATTGGCATTAGTATAAGCGGTGGTGCTGATAGTGCCTTATTGGCATATTTGATATGTTCAAACACGGATGCAGATATACACTTTACAAACCAAATTAGACTTTGGAAGACACGCCCGTGGCAGGAACATGTAGCTGATAATGTTATTGATTGGTTTAAAGGTCGTTTTAAGAATAATTTTTTTCTGCATAGAAATCTAATTCCATCAGAATTAGAATGGGCTGATAAAGGTCCAACTATTGTAGATGAATATGGAAAATTAAAAAGTGGCAATCAAATTATATTAAGATCTCACAACGAGTATATTGCACACAAATATAAATTAGATGCCTTGTATGGCGGAATTAATAAAAATCCAGACATTGAGATTAAAGGAGCACTAGCTGACCGCAATGACGGACATATACCTCCTCATTTTATACACAATGGTATTGACATTTGCCATCCGTTTGTGTACACTAAAAAAGACTGGATAGTTAAACAATACTTTGAAAATAATATCGAAGACTTGTTAAAGTTGACTCGCAGTTGTGAAGGCGAATTTAAAGGCATAGATTATACAACATACACACCTGGACAGTACGTTCCTATATGCGGAGAATGTTTTTGGTGCAAAGAGCGTGAGTGGGCTTTACAGTGCCAAGACTAATTGCGTTTGGTTGTAGTTTTAGTTATGGCCAGTATCTGGATGACCCTGCTACACAGGCATGGCCTTCGGTGCTAGGTAAAATGTTAGATATTCCAGTAGTAAATAACGGCGAACCTGGTGCGAGTAATTTAGAAATCTTAACAAATATCTTGAAGTTTAAATTCAAACCACACGACTTAGTGGTTGTAGGATGGACGATTATATATCGAGATATAATTTATAATAGATGGAGTAAAAACACACGCATCGGTAGTTGGGTAGATCAAGAAAAGTTTGGTGTATGGGGTAGTCTTCATAACGATTATGATCTAGCTGTTCGAGCAGGCTTGCAAATTAATCATTCAAGTCTTTATCTCGAATCGTTGGGACTTACACAATATAATTTTTTTGCAGTAGACATGTTTAATAAGAAACCTATATGGATTAAGAAACCTGTTAACTGGATAAACAAGAGCATTATTCCAGATAAAGACATTGCCAACGATGGTATGCACCCCGGAATTCTATCACACAATGCAGCAGCAAATAACTTATACAGTATAATACATGAAAGATAAATCTAGTACATTTTGCATGCACCCTTTCACAGGGTTGGCAACTCGAGAAGACGGTGCTATAAAAGTATGTTGCCGAAGCCAACCCATAGGCTGGATACAAGATGAAAGTTTAGAAGATGTTTGGAATGGGACCATGATGCGTGAAGTACGTAAAAAAGTACTATGCGGGGAGCGGCCTGAAGTTTGCAAGCCATGTTTTGACCTAGAAGATCAAGGAGTTGAAAGTCTACGTCAGCGTCACATCAACGGTATCATACCCGAAGCACGTATTAATTTATATCCTGATACTCTACTACAAGAAATAATGCCATTTGAATTTCCTACTATGGAAATTAAACTCAATAATCTGTGCAATCTAAAATGTCGCATGTGTAATCCACTCGATAGCACTAACTGGAAAGACTGGGACAAAGTTGTTCCCTTTTACAAAAAAGAAAATAACTACCTAGTACCTACTGTAGAACGACTGGTAAATAAACCAGGACAATATATTGGTCCGTTTGATGATACTGACAGATGGTGGGATAGTTTTGAAAAACTGTTACCACACTTTAAACGTGTTGAGTTTGCAGGTGGCGAACCACTAATGGATCCACAGCACTACAAGATTTTAGATATGCTCAAGCCTTACGGGGCTAACATAGAATTAAAATATGCTACCAACGGAACAACAATGGGTATTAGCAAAGGACGAACAATACACGACTACTGGCCACATTTTAGAAGTATCGCTGTCAATGTTAGTCTTGACGGTATACACGATGTTTACAATTATATACGAGGTAATGCTGATTTTACTCAAGTTGAAGCAAACATCAAAGAAATAAAAAAGATATCCAACGTAAGTCGTGTAGTAGGTGCGTTTACCGCACAGGCTGGTAACATATTACAAGCCGCAGAGTGTATTGATTATTTTATTAACAAGATGGATATTGTATTTTACAGTCATCGTGTGAGTTATCCCAACTGCTTATCAGCACAGGTGTTACCTAACGAGTTAAAGGCATTGGCTATTACAAAACTGTTAACAGTTAAATCACAAGTAGATACATGGGATGCTGTTAAAAAGAATCCTCTGTTGGCTAAAATTACACATCAACAGATACAAGACAACATTAATTACTTACAAGCCAAAGATCAGAATAATTTGTGGCAAGACTTTTTAGATTTTAATTTTGCATTAGACTCTACTCGAAATCAAGACTTGTTGGCAGTTATACCAGAATTTAAACCGTATGTATAAAATAACTAGTTCTTGGCCGCATCAAGATCAAATAAAAGTTGAATGGAATCTTGGCAAGCGTTGTAACTACGATTGTACATATTGTCCTTCAAGTATTCATGATAATCATAGTCCGCATACAGATATTAACATCCTAGAAGCAACTGTTGATAAACTATGCGAAATTGGAAAACCGTTACGTATTAGTTTAACAGGTGGCGAACCTTGTGTACATCCCGATATAGAAGATCTACTAGACTACTTTAAGCGTAAGGATATATTCTGGGTCAACTTAACAACCAACGGCACTCGACCTGCTAACTGGTATTTGCAAAACGAAATGTATTTTAATCACCTAGTGTTTAGCCTGCATTTTGAATATGACTGGCAGCGTGTGGTGAGAACAATTAATGAGTTCTATGACAGAACTCAAACAGACTTCTTTGTTAACATCATGGCTCATCACGATCATATGGACAGTGTTCGCAAAGTAGTTAAAGAGTTTCGAGAGAAAGGGATTAGATTTGCTGTGCGTAGAATACGTTGGACTGAGGGTGATCACAATGTATTTGACGATATGCGCTATGATGGTAACGACTTAGAATGGATTATCTCACAGGATGCTACCGCAAAGGCTAATTGTAGAATAGACGATGTAGAAATTATGCATGCCAACGATGTAATAAAATTGCACATGAACAAATACAAAGGTTGGACCTGTAACGCAGGTATAGAAAGTCTGATGATAAATTGGGACGGAGATGTACACAGAGCGACTTGCAGAGTCGGTGGTAGTCTTGGCAACATCTATGAAGGCAACTTCGTTGCTCCTAGCAACCCCGTAACTTGTGACCGTGATTTCTGTACCTGTGCAGCAGACATTCCATTGACTAAAACAAAATGAAAATATCTACATCAGGTGTTTCAATTCTGGAAATACATCAGAGAACTTAGTTTTTCTAACGATATCTAGAGACTCGATATATTCCTTAAATGCTGGTAGTTGTGCCGTATGATCTTCGGCATCCATAAAGTCTAATACTGCTTGCCAACGTTTCCATCCATAAGGATTGTTTTTCCAAAAATCTTCATCTTGCCTGTAGTTGGTATGCAGCCAGTTAGCAAGTTCTGCAAAGCTGCTGCGTACTTGTGCCTTATCTTCTGCAGGCAATAGTCTAATACTCAGAAAGGTGGGTATGTACAACAGATGCATATTAATAATTCCGCCACCTGCTTGTATTCCGCCTACTGTATTTTCAAGATTGACTTTTTTAAAGTTCTGTGTGATCTTCCACTTGGCAAAATCAGCCAAGTGTTTGATGTTTAATATCTGTATAGCGGTGGCAATGCTAACTTGTATGTTGTTGGGTGTGTTATCTAGTTTGTGAAGATTATGTTCGATAGTGGCCCAATCACTAGGATAACGTATATACCAATTACGGTCGCCAACAGCGTCAATACTAAAACCCACTTTAACTTTTTTGAATTTTTTCCATAGTTCAATAATTTCATCATCTACTAGTAATCCATTCGTATTGTAACGTATAAGGATTTTATCAGCATATCCCTGTCGAATGATTTCTTCAAGAAACCATTTATGTTCACGAATCATTAAAGGTTC